GGATGTGAGTGAGTCATTCTAGATGTCACTGCACCATTAGGATTAACGTAGCCATGTACTCTACCAGTGTCCTCGTCTAGCTCCTTGATCCAACTCTTAGTCTGGGCTAAACGCTTCTGGAACATAAGGTATCTAGCAATCATTGCAGCTTGTGGAATGTTCTTAACCCTGCTGAGTGTTGCCTCATCTACAATAGGCTGACCTGTTGGTGTATGTTTCTTAGGCTTCCAGCCAAAACCAATTAAGTAATCGCCAATCTGCTTACGAGAACCTAAGTTAAATGGCGTTACAGTATCTCTAGTTACAGGTGGACTGCCGTTGGTTAGACCCTTGACCATCTTTGCGTACTCCTTAGTGCTGAGTCGAACACCGCTACCGTGCTGATCCTTAGCTGTCTTAGCTATTGCTCCTGCTTTTGTAAGCTGTGGAGTAAGCACCTGAGTTGTGATCGTGGGGGTGAACACCGTCTGTACTTCTGCCTCTAGATCGTGGAGCTTAGTTTCAAACATAGCCATAAGACCCATAACCTTTTTAACGTCCAATACAAAACCATTGGTACGCTGTTGGTCAACGATCCGAGCTACCGCATGCTCTATCTTTACTGACCGTGGTGTAAAGCCCCGGCTCTCAACCTTCAACGCTTCATACACTTTGGTGTTGAGTAGCACATCGTTCTTACAATACTCCAACATCTCCGGGCTGTAGTCCTCCCACGCATCTTCTTTCTGTCCGAAGTCACCCTTCTTAAACCCTAAGCGATAGCCCCAGCCTTCTAGTCCGTGGTTACCTTCACGGGTAGGCTTGAACAAGCGAGATAGCACTAAGGTATCTACGATCTTCTTGTCGAACAGGTCTACGCCTCCAATCTTCTTAATTACTGGAATGTCATAGCCGATTAGGTTGTGTCCGATAAGCTTAGTTGCCGAAGATAACATGTCGTAGCCTTCTTGTAACTGGGTGTTGTCGAATGTAAATACATCCAGTGTGTCTACGTCTTGAGCGACAATGCAATGAATCTTTTTCGGGTCTAAGCCATCTGCTTCTATATCAAATACTAGATTGCTCATTGGGAATAGCCTTCTTTTAATTGTTTTTCTTTGCCCTTGTCTTTCCAAATGTTGTCAGGACTTCGTTTATCTTTCAGCATCTCTTCGTAGTACTCCGACATAGCATCGAACTCTATAGCTATAGCCATGCCATCCACTGTATACCACGCCCAATCAAGTATCCCGACAGGTCTAAAGAGTGTTTTGTTTCTAGCTATGATGAAGTCGTTGAAGTACTTACCATGCTCCACTATACGAGATTCATACACTAGGTCGGGCGCTGTTACTCTAAGCTTACGTAGCACTTCATCAAAAGCGTGTAGCCCGAAGGGTGTTTTATTACTCATATTATATCTCCATCGAACTGTGAAGCGTCATAGTCATGTGTCTCTCTGAGCCGTCCTGTCCGTCCATCATACAATAAACTACACGCTACCCCAACATCACCAGTGTATCGAGACTTTAACACCCTGACCTTCGTGGTCGATGCTTCAATCTCATCTTCTGATTGTTGGTTACGCTCCAATGCAATCACGCAGTCAGAGAGCTGAGCAATACTCTGCGACCCTCTGAGGTGTGATAGTCCTGTCTCGATACCGTTTTCATGTCCACGGTTGCCCTCAACTCTACGAAGGTGAGACACTAGGATCATGCCGCATCCTGTCTCCTCTACCATCGTTCTAAGGCGATGCATGATACCGTCAATAGCTTTACGCTCATCGTTCTCTAACGTGGATAAGACGAGCATGTGGAGGTGGTCAACTACAACCCACTTACAATCTAAACCAATGATCATGTAGCGTAGCTTACTGAAGATGTCATCTAGATTGTTGACACCGTGATGTGCATGTATCCACACACGGCCTGTGTTTTCTCCCATGAATACTTTCTTGAAGCACTCGTCCAACTGATCATCAGTGAACTCAGCCTTAACACTATCTAGGTGAAGCTTAGCGTTAGCCTCCACCGCCATAATACCTTCGGCAGTACGCGACCAGTTCTCCTCTAGTGCAACAACACCCACGTTGTCCTCTGTGTTTTCGATCAGCCAGTGCTCGATCTCTCTAGTAACAGACGACTTACCTAGCCCTGTGCCACCTGTAAGAGTTACAAGCTCACCTGCTCTAAGACCTTCGAGCTTCTTGTTGAGTCCACTCCACGGATAGGGGATAGCTGTTTTCTTTTCTGTTCGTAGCTTCTGATATGCACTGAGCTGCTCAGATAGATTCAACACGCCTGCTGGAGTATAGAACTTAGCATCCCAGAAGGCACTGACGTATGCAGCATGTCTACCCTGACGTAACATATCGTTAGCGTCCTTGTAGTCCACAGGCATGGTCATTATCTTAGCTTTCTTTGGGGTAAGTAGCTTTGCAATTGCTTGCGCTCCTTCCTTACCTGCCTTGTCGTTGTCGAAGTTAATGACAACAGAGTCGAACGACTCAAGGTACTCAAGGCTATTCTTAACATCACGAACACCTCCCTGTGCTCCTGACTTTATAGATACTACGGGCCACTTGCTACCCTGCATTTCATACGCTGCCATCGCATCGCATTCGCCTTCGGTCAAGGTAATGGTCTTGCCTCCCGCTTTAAATAGGTTCTCTCCAAACAAACCTACTTCTTTCTGACTTCCAGTCCACGTAAAGTTTTTGTCCTGCTTACGTACCTTAGTTCCTGCATGCTCATGTCCGTTAAAGTAGGGGTAGTAATGTCTATCAATCTCGTTGCCATTCATTGTGGACTTAACGCCATACTTCTTAGCAGTAGCTAAGCTTATCTTGCGGTCAGTCAGTTCGTTGAAGGACGCAGAGGGATTCTGATGTGCTTCGTGTGGAGACTGTTGCATGTTACTGTTCCTTTGATACTCTTTGAAGTCCGTTATGGTATCTGGTCTGTGTACTTCCGATGTACTATAGTCTTTAAAAAACGTAGCGCAACTGAAACAGTATGCCGATCCGTCTTCGTTAATCCCCACTGCATCTGAGCTGGAGCATTCTGTACAAGGCTGTTGTGTTTTAACAAATGCCATTGTTTTATTCCTCTATAAGTGTAGCTGTCCCTGCTACTATAGCCTCTTCCTTTAGGTGGGTTTTAAGTTCTCTCATCAGTGTAATACCTGACGCGCTATATAGTGTTGAAGTTAGTTGTGATTCTTTAAGTCTCTTATTATTTTCGGCAAGGACAGAGAAAATACTCTGCCCCTCCGAAGATAAGAGATCGACATTATAATAAACACCGTCCATCTCAACTGTATTCATTAGAGTTCATCCTCCATGTCGCCCATCAGTGCCTCGAACTCTGAGCCATCAGGTGAACCAACCTCGATAAGGTCGATGACTTGCATAGCTTGAAAGTCTAAGCCGTAGAAAGTCTTGCCCTTCCACTCTGACTGCCACTCTTTGTACTGCACCTTAACAGTGGAGCCGTTGCCGATACGGGCATCGAGCTGATTCTTATTTGCATCCACTAACCGTGGAGCCTGTCGAATCATTCCGTTAGGGCCATTGACCTTACGCTTAATAACAACGGCTGGCCCTTCATCCATCTGCTTGATAGTGAAGCCGCGAGATGCAAAGTCATCTGCTACCGACTGATTTACAACTAAGTTAACTGAATACACTGGCTCGAAAGTAGTGTTCGGAGTGGTCACTGCCGCCCAGTATGCTGCGCCTTGTAATATTGCCATGATAATATACCTATTGGTTGGGTTAAATGAAACTGAAGCGTACCACATATACGCCACATCTGTCTAGCTATTTATTTCCTAGCGTGTCGTGATCAACAATATCTTTTTCTTTAATAAAGATACCGTCAACCATCATACCTTTGCGATCTTTAATATCTTCAAAGGCATAATCAATACACTCTTTTAAAGTGAAGCCGTTTCGGGTAGCTATATTGATAAGCACTACGATGATGTCACCGATGTCATCAATAGGTGTCAGCCCTTTACAGATACTATCTGACAACTCACCTAATTCCTGTATTAATTTAAGCACTTGATCCTTGTCGCTTGATCCGTGTATTAAGTTACGTGCTTCGTGCCACTGCTTCACGTTCTGTATCGTCAGTTCTATGCCATTGTTTTCTTCTTGCATGTTACTCCTCCTCTTTGTACGTTAGCGTTTCTGATTCTAACAGTGCTAGAACTGTATCGTATTCAGTCTTGTCAATGATGTATTGTATTACAGTCTGCTCTCTTACATTGTACATAGAGCAGGCTGTCCTCAGTGGCACTTTACCTTCTGTTACTTCGACTGCCGCTTTAGCTGTAGCCATTGACTCAGGACTGGGACTACCCTGTAAACTTTCTGCAAACATACTCACCTCAAATCAACGAATGAATTATAGAAGCTATAACAATACCGGCCCCGAAAATTAAAACATATCGGGTGGCTAGTGTCAGCCTGTGGTCGAAGCGATCTATAGCCTTGTCAAATGTCTTAGCTGTCCTCATCTTTAGTTGCGATAAGATATTTAAGCATTCCGATTTCATTGAGTCTTTGATTCCGTTTATTTTTTCTTTCATGTTGAACCTCTTTAAATTGTTGATTAAAAATGCGATCAAAATTGTCGCCATAATTTTTACTATCCTTTACTCTAGACCTATCACCCTTGCCACCGTGTGTTGAGCCGCCCATCAATCATCCCATCCCTGATAACACACACCAAAACTAATTAATATAAAAGGCAGAGAGATAAGTAAACCCTCAAACTCTGCCACCTCTAGTTGCTCTGACCCTGCCTTACTTATCCATACAGGTCTTGAATTAGCGAACTCTATATCAAACCCTACCCCATTTCTAAACTCAATGGTTAGGGACTGTCCGAACACTTTCATTGTCATATTATGCCGCCTTCATGTGGTGGTTATGTTTAACAGCTTCACGAACTATCTGCTGCCTGTCGTTCTGTACTGATGCAATGTTAGCCATGCTCTTAGTACGAGGGGCTTCAAAGTGTGTAGACCAATCAGTCAGTGCATTATACACAGCCCAGTAGTTGTTGCCGAGCCGCTTAGAATATACTGAGCTGTACTTGTGCCAGAGATACTCAAGGCTAGTGTTACGTCGAGGTATGTCCATTAACACATCAACAGGGTTAGTGTAACCTTTGTATAGTAAGTCAAGTGCGCCCTTACATTTGATAGCTTCGGCAAGGGATTTAAAAGCCTGAAGATTACTACACTTTGTGTCGTTCCACTGTTGCCACAGATCACGCTGATTGTGGAACAACTCAAGAGACTTAGTAATAATCCTACCACCCTGCTCAATGTCTAGTGACTGTGTGTGTTTAGCTTTGAACACTGACACCTCACCACCTACAAAGACCTGTAGATTTGTACAAGCCTGCTGTATTGCAGCGGCACTAATCATAAACGGCCATGTCCCATCAAAGGATGATATAGATAACAGACTCAGACTGGCTGTGTCACCGTCACTAGTTCTATAGGTATGCTCCGGTAGCCGGTACTGTACAAAGGTTCTAGCGCCATTGTGTGAGGTTCTAATGGTCTCCTCCATCCTGTTGGTAGATAACCCTGACCGCTCAATGATATTTCTAGTAACATCAATCATATGCTTAGGTGCTACAGGTTTATAGCCCTGACCGTGGATACCTAACTCTTCACATGTATCAGTACGGTAGATAACATTCTTAGTACTCTCATAAGCATCAAGATAAACTAACGGTGCAACAGCTATATCAAAACCTGCTGACCCATAACCCTCATCTCTTATGGCTGTAAGTGCTGTGTTGTTTGCAAACATCGGTGTAATATTATTCATTTCAATCTCCAAAATGTACATTATGTACAAAGTTATTAAATTAATTTCTATCCTGAGTTGACAACACCCTAATCACTATTATAATAGCTACTAAGTTGCTTAGTCAACCATATGTTTAAACTATTTCATTGTTCACTTGTGGAACAGCTACCGCTGAAACTTCTTCTCCACCAGTGTAAGTATCTTCTAAGTCTTTAAAGGTTAAAGTATCTTCAAGGCATTTAATACACATTTGATCACTGTTAATATGGTCGATGTAATTCCTTAAACATAAAGAACAACTTAAAATTCTTGCATTACTGTCTGATCTCATAATCGTTTACTACCTCGATAGGTTTTATTTCTATTGTATGTTCGTTGTACTTCGGGTAAGTTCGGTTAACTTCTGCGTACTCCAAAGCTGCTTCGGGGCTAGATGCTGCAACATCTATATAGTAACCACTCACTACACCCATTAGAACTTTGTACATTTGTATTTCAACCTCAGTGTCTATCGGTTTAAAGCTCATGCCTCACCTCCCGAACGCTCAAGAGCTGCTTGTTTTTCGAGGGCTTTGTGTGCCTTGTTCAGCATTCGCATCTCTTTATTGAGTGCCATAGACCCTCGATCACTTAGCTCCACGTTGTTTAGATCATCCAACACACCTTCGAGTGCAACTGCTACTAGCTCCAGAAGAATTTCTGTCTCAACTATACCGTTGTTATCTTTCATTTTCTTTCTCCTAAGTTTATATATTTTTATCAATAGTAAGTAGCTTGTAAAAAGTTTCGCCATCGCAAGAGCGAACACCGAACTCATCTACTGCTACACGATGGAGAATACAATGAACTGCACCCTCTCTATTTTCATAGCCGTGATCAATACCTTCATCCCAACAATTAACATCGAAGAACTTATTGTTCACCGTTATCTCTGTCCAAATTTCCTCAGCCGTTACTGCTTTATAGTAAAAGTTATCAAAGATTTTCAAAGCTTTTTCGTTAGCTTCTT